TGCCAGCCCCGCGTGTACAACGCCAGCCCTGTGCTGTATGCGTACAGCAAACCCTGCTCCGTGTTGACAATGGTTTGCATGACGTTCAACGCGTTTTCGTCGGTCACGGTGGTCGCTGACAACGTCTTGGGCGCTTGCGACACGATGGTGTTATAACTCAACCCAAGGTCGGTGCAAACATCCTCAAACGCCACTTTGGTTGTGGTCCCGGCAGACCATGTGCGGGTAATGCGGCCCCGCCCCAACGTGGCAAACGCGTCCTCCAGCGACAGCGTCCAAGTGTCCATGGCGGGCACCGTGCCGTAAGTGATCTGCAGGTCTGCTACCCGCAACGGCAGAACCACCAACGACGTGGGGGTCGTGTTCGGGTTGTACAGGCGCAAAGTGACAGTGTCGCCAATGTTGATGGTGGGCAACAGGTCAACGCGGCGACCCACAATGGTTGCACGGCCCGCAGCGTAAAAGTCGGTCAGGACTCGACGCCCAGACGTGACCGTGACCGTCTGAATGTTGGTAATCGAGACGGGACCGGGCAGTTCAGCCGTCCAGTACGGGATAGCCATGGCCTAGTACGTCACCGCAATCGGCAACGGGCCGTTCTGGCGGGTCCACCGCTGGATAGCGTCCACCACCGACTGCGGATCCCCGCCATTGACCTCAACATTGACAATTGTTTGCCCCTGAGTGCCACCGATAGACGGGTCAATCTGGTCAAGGCTGAGCATGGCGATGGGGATTTCGCCGTAGCCAAGGCCAACATAGCCGTCGGGTCCGGTTAGGCGGGGTGCAGCCGCAGCCGCACCGCCACCCCCTGTTGCACGGGACGCTGCGCCAGCCACAACCCCCGCCCCAAGGCTGGGCACCACCGCAGCGGTCGACCCAGACGATGACACCGGCGACTCGAACTGGCGGGCGCTGCCTGTGCTACCACCGCCCTCACCGCCAAGCCTGCCCAGCGACACTGCCGGGATGCTGGGCACATCCTTGCCGGGGTTCACAATGTTGATGCCCCGAATGACAAGGTTGATGGCCTTGATCCATGCGTTAGCCATGAACTCAAAATAAGTTGCCAGCCCGTTTACGACGTTGCGGACCACGTTGCGGAAACCCTCAAACTTTGTGTACGCAACCGTAAGCCCGGTGACGAGGGCGGCGATACCGACGGCAATAAGGCCGAACGGGTTAAGGGCCATGGCTGCATTGACGGCAAGGATGGCAGTAGCGACAGCGCCAATAGTGCCCGCAATGATGGTAAACGCTTTCGGGTTGTCCTGCGCCCAATCCGCCGCCTTCTGCAGATACGGCAGCACCTTTTGGAGCACCGGCAACAGGGCCGCCCCAATGGATTCTTTTGTCTCGTCAAGGGACAGTTTCAGTTTGGCAAACCCGCCCGCAGCCGTGTTGCTTGCCTCCTTTGCCGCCCCACCGAACGTGCCTGTCATTTTTGCAAACACTTCTTCAAGGGTTGCGCCGCCCTTGATCATGTCGCGCACTGACGGGTCCAGTTTTGCTAGCGCCGCTGTGTTGCCGCCATAGGCGCGTTCAAGCGCTTTGCTGACTGTTTCAAGGCTGACACCCTTTGCGGCGGCGATGTCCATAGCGAGGCTGGCCGCGTTCTGCGCCTCGTTGACATCCTTAGTAACACGGACCAGCCCCGCAAGCGCCGGGCGCAACTGGTCATCCGTAATGCCAAGATTGCGGCCCTGCGCCGAAATGTACTTCTCGACGCTCTTGATCTGGTCATCGGTTGCCCCGGTCGTCGCTTTCAATTGGCGCGCGAGCATCTGCTGGGACTTTTCGTCGTCCATTGCGGCTTTGACCGCGTCGCCCATTGCGGCAGCCAAACCCGCCACCGCGGCCGCCGCCGGGATAGCGGCTTTCTTTAACGCAAACTGTGCCTTCTCGCCGGTGGTTTCAAGTTGCTTGAACTCCTTGATGGCCTTCTTGACGCCAGCGTCCGCAAACTCGGAAATAATGGGGATTGAAATGGCCATTAGCGGGTTTCCCTGTTGACGGTGTGCATTACGTCGCGCACCAGACGCTCAAATCCGGCCTCGAGACGCGCCCTGTTGGCCGTTACAGCCTTGGACAGCACTCGGGTCTCCGTCGGTGCCACAATGCCCAAAGAACGCCCCAGAGCGTTGTCTGTGCGCCTGCCAGCGGTCTCAAAAATGATGGCGCCCGGGTCGGTCTGCTGAATCAAGATAACGTTGCGGGTCTTGCGGGATGTGTCCACCTTGACCTTGGCACCACGTCGAGCCTTGGCAGCCACATACGGAAACAGGGTACGCCCCCTGGACTTCCACTGCCGGTTCATGCCCGAAAGGGGCATTTCGGGATAATTGCGCTGCGCCTCACTGATCGCGGGCTGAGCAATGTCCTTGGCGTCCCGATTGAACTGTTTACGCAACTCGGGGTCAATCTTGCGAAGCGCCTTGATTGCGTCCTCAACCCCCACCAATGTGATGCTCGTTTGTGGGGTCATCGCTGCTTCCTCGCTTGCTCGTTCAAGATAGTAACAACCGTGGCTAGGTCACGCCCCTCAAAAGGTATCTGCGGTGGCCAGTACCCGGTAGAGACAAGCACCACCGCTAGCGAGTAGTGGTACGAGCCTTTCAGGAAGGGTTTTCGGGTTCCTGCCCCACAACCTCAATAGCGGCCAGTTTCTTGACGTAGTCGTCAAACACTGCGGGAACGGTAATGCCAGCCTGTTTGCAAGACTCAAACGCCATGAACGCCAGATCCTCGACGCCGATGCCAGCGGCCAGTTCGGATGCTTTTCGCTTGTATTTGCGTTCCCATGCGACCACCACGAACAGGTTGGTGGTGACTGTGTAGTCGTCGCCGTCGTTTGTGGTGACGTGCAAGTTCAGTTGCATTGGTTCTCCCTAGGTTGTGTGTAGGTCAGGTGACGTCGCGGACCCATGTGCCGCCGGTGAACGTGGCGGTCACCATCGCGAGTTCCCCGACGGTGCTGGCGATGGGCGTGAAGTTCTCCAGCATGGCGTTGGTGATGACGTATTCGGGGTTGGTGGCCGACTCTGTGGTGCCGGACGGGCTGATGGTCAGCACCGTGGTGCCGGTGCCAACGCAGGACGCAAGGATGCCCTCCACCTCAGATGCGCCGTAGGAAAGGAACATTTCCAGCGTGACCTCGACGCTCTGGAGGCCGCCGACGAAACGGTGCCCGGTGTCGCCCATTGCGGTGGACTCCAGCGGGTCACTGCCGATGGTCACGGTGACGGAACGGCACTGATCGGACAGGTCGGTGGTGGTGACGCCCTGCGTAATGTTGACGGTGGCGTTGGAAAGGAATGTGCTGGTGGCCATAGTTGTCCTTTTGCTAGTTGCGCCGTACGGCTACCCGCACGGTGAGGTCGTATGTCGGCAGTTCCTGCCCGCCGCCAATAATCATTACAGACGGGCGCAGGTCTGTCACGGCTATTGCAGAATTCATGATTTTGTCGGCCTGTGTCAACAGCCAATCTGATGCGTCCTGATTACCGGGCGGTGGTGCGCAAACACGAATTCGCAACGTGATGTCACCCACGTTGTATGTAAACGCTTCCACGGTTGGTAGTTCCAGAAAGAACGTCATGGGTCGAGCGTTGCGCGGGTCGGTGACAACCTCGTAGCCAAGGTTGAGGGCTGTCAGCGCGGTTTTGGTGGCGTTGACTGCGTCCCACAGGATGCCGGTGGCAGCCATTAGGCGACCTGCGGACGGCCAACACCCAGCAACTGCAGAATGCGCCCGAGGGCTGACGGCACTGGGAATGTCCCCATGGAATCGAACGATGCGAACGAGTCTGCGGATCCGCGTTCCCTGTACAGCAGTGCGGCGTACATGATGGTGCCTAGGGTTACGTCGCCGCCGGGGCTGGTGTGCAGTTCATCGGTCAGATAACCCGATTCCTGTCTGCGCCGGTACGCAAACGCATTTGCGGCCGACACACACTTCGTGATAAACGCGGTGTCGTTGGCGGTAGCGACCGAAATGCCCAGCCATTCGGTCACGTTGGCGTTGGTAATCCATGTGCAAACAGGGTTCCATTCCAGCGTTCCGTACGGATCAACCGCGTAGTAGGTGACGTTTGTGCCCGGGTTCTGGTACAGAACCTGATTCGGTATCGGGTTCTCGTAGTTGAACTGCAGTTCGCCAAGGTTGTCCACCCCGATGAACTCGTACTGGGGCAGCGCCGTGACGATGACGCCTGAGTCGTTGAAGCCTGCGCCGACACCGGCTATTTCGACTTCTTGGCTGACGGTTACGTCAACGTTGGTCAGTAGTTGGATGACTGCGTAGTCATCCAGACGCATGGCCCGGACGACGTACGCAATCTCCGACATGGCGTGACCGTGTGCCTAGGGTTAGGCGACGGTGATCTTCTGCACCATCGTCGAGTCGGCGATGAAGGCAGCGCAGTAGCCGTAGTACGAGAAGGTGCGGCCCAGCGTGGACGGCGCCTCAACGGACATGAGGCCACGGATCTGCTCGTAGAACTCGATGGCGTTGCCGCGGGCAAGAACCATCGTGCCGGACGCAAAGTTTGCGTCCACGACGAGGTTGAGGCCGAGCGGGTTGAGCGTGTTGTACGACGTGATGTTTTGGGTGCCCATCCCGTTGACGCCCATGAGACCGGCGGCTGCGGCGTACGGGAACACGGGGCGCTTGTCGGCGTCCAACTGCTGGGACAGTTTCTTCCACACGTCCGGGGCCACGAACAGGTGGTCGGGCAGGAAGCGGGTGGCCGTCAGGATGGACTCTGCGACCTCGTAGAGGGTGCTGATCAGGTCGGTGGGGTCGGTCTGGTTGACCGTCCACGTCACGCCTGATGCGGCGCCCTGCGCCACGATCTGGTCAGCGGCGAGGTTGTCGCTGGCGATGAGGTACTGCGAGGCGAGATCGCGCAGGATGATTTCCATTGCGCCCGGCGAGGTGAAATCCACGTCTTGAACTGACAGCGTGACCTGCCCGGCAAGCGTGGTTTTGCTTACCACGTTGGAGGCGATGACAGGCGTGGTGGCCGACACAGGGTTGAGTTCCGGGGTCTGCGCGGCGACGCTGGTGTGCGTGGTCCACGTCGGACGAATAAACGTCTTCTGGTTGCCACCGTCGGGCATCGCGCGGGCACCGACTGCGGCGACCACGGGACGAACGTAGTTGAGGTCGTCAAACACGGGGCCGAGGACCGGCACCGGGAGAAGACCGGGCGTGTCGGTGGTGAGAACGTCGCCTGCGGCGGCCTGCAGTGCGGTCTGCTGTGAGCGGGCGGCCTCGACGAACGCCTCGTTGACCTTGCGGAACGTGTCGCCACCGATGTGGTACGCAGCGAGGTACTCACCTGCGGACGGCATGGCAAACTTGCGCTTCGGCTGCGCCGGAAGTGCGGGGGTCGGAATGGCTGCGGCCTCGACGACCTCTGCCTGTGCGGGTGTTGCTTCCACGGGTTCCTCCTCTGGAACTTCTGGGGTTTCTGTTTCGTCGGGGTCGGTTGCTGCTTGCGCGGCTACTTCGGTGATGGTAGCACCTGCGAACGCCGGTATGGGGACAAGTGACAATTCCATCCATTCCGCTTTGGTGACGGTGATGCGGCCCTGCTTGTCCTCTGTGAACTCGATGGGGTTTACGCCCACCGAAACGTCCATGACGCCGTCTGCTGCCAGCACCAGCGCTTCGTCGCCAAGGGCGGTGCGGCTGATTCGCATGGATGCGAGCATGGCTTCGTCGGTGTCAACGCGTTCAGCGACGATGCCGATGGGCATGGTTGAGTCGTGGTACATGAAAACGCGGGGTGCGCGGCCGTCCACCGGCAGGCTGCCGGGCTTGAACATGACTTCCTGCCCGCCCGACACAGTCGCGTAAACATTGTATGGCACTGCGATGGCGTCGATGCGGCGTTCGCCTTCCTTGTCGCCGGCTTCGGCCTTGACGGTGACGGTGTCGGTGGTGAAGCGGATCATGCCAATTCCTCCTGAGTGTTTTCTTCCACGTCAATCATTTCGCGGCTCGTGTTTGCGTCGTCCATTTCGCCAAGGTACTCGTCGTAATCGAACTCGATGAACGTGCCGTTCGGCAGGACGTTGTTTGCGGACAGGGTTGCTGCGATGACTTCGGCGTATGCCTTAGTGCCGTACAGCCACAGATCCCAGCGCGATTCGCGGCTGTTTGTGTACGCGTATGAGCCGGTCGGGACGCCCAGCAGGTAGGGCGGAATGTTGCAAATTTGCGCCATTTGCAATGCCGAAAACTGGGCTGACTCGATCAGCAGCATTTTGTCTGGGGTGGCTGTGGTCGGTTCGTAGGTGAGGAACTCGTTGAGCGCTGCGGTCTGGTTGGACGCGCGGGCTGCGTTAAACGCTGCCGACAAATCAGCCAGTTCCTGTGCGCTAAGGGGTTCGCCACCGACCTGCCTGAGGATGCCCGAGGGGATGGATGAAGAGGCGTTCCGTAGCCGGGCGTCCTCAATGCGTAGCGCGGTGGCGATTGTTTGCTCAGACGAGTAGATCAGTCCTTGTGTGGAGCCGATGAACTGGATGACGTTTACGGGGTCAAGCATTTCGCCGTTGAAATACAGTTCGTTGCTGGGTGCGTACCAAACGGGGCCAGCCTGATCGGGGGTGGTGATAGACCCGGTTGGGAGGCGTGTGAATGATGCGGGGTAGCCGTCTTGGGTGCGGCTGGTGACGTACCAAAATGCGCGACCGTAGAAGAACAGGTCGTCGAACGTCCACGAGATGAGGGTTTCGTAACTGATGGAGGGGTCGGGGCGGCGTAGCCATGACCGGGGCGCTAGGTATTCCTCTTCCATTTCGCGGGTGTCAGGGTTCCACCGTTCGCGGTACATGGTCAGCGGCATAGCGGACAGGACGTTTGCGTGAAGGTCGCGGGCGCGGCTGATCGCGGGCACCTGCATCGCACGATTGCGGGCCTCGCCTTCTTGGTAGGTGTAGTACTGCCCAATCAGGTTGATGCCGCCAGCATTGGGGTTGTACCCGCCGACAGCGGCGCGGACCTGCGGCTCAACCGGCGAAATCTGGGCTTTGGTTTCTTTGCGTGTAAACAGTGCCATGAGAGATGTTGCGGCCTCGCCCGACACGGGGCCACGCCAGCACCATACAGCACTAGGAAACCACAAGCATGGGTTTCTGTTTTGTTTGCGGACGGCTCACCAATGCGATAGCCCACACCGCGGTTCGTGCCACCTCGATCGGGCCGGGG